GCGTTCCCAGATAGCTGGGAGACAGAGATCCTGACCTACAATATGCAGTATTTTGAGCCGCCGTTGCCGTTATCAGAAGTTATGGTCGTTGCGAAACAGCTTGAGCGCAAAGATTACGCCTACCGCTGTAGCGACGCGCCTATCAACGCGCACTGTAACAAAGAGCTATGCCAGACCCGTAAGTTTGGTATCGGCTCCGCTGTGCAGAATGCAACGGTAGCAAATCTGCGTAAGTATAACTCAACGCCGCCTGTCTGGTTTATGGATGTAAACGGCGAGCCGCTGGAGCTAGACACTGACGCCCTGATGAGCCAGCCGCTGTTTCAGAAAGCCTGCATGGAGCAACTAAACTTCATGCCGCGAAGCGCCGCAAAGCAACAGTGGGAAGGCCGGATCAGTTCCCTGCTTACCGAAATGCGCGAGAACGAAAGCGCAATCATGGAAGTAGCAGTGGATGCCAGTGTTAGCGGTCAGTTCTACGACTACCTCGAAGAGTTCTGTCGTTTCCTACAGCAGGCGCAGGACAAAGAAGAGATCTTACTCCGCCGCCCTTGGACCGATGAAGACGCAATGGTAACCTTCTTCCGCCTAAAAGACTTCGAAAACTTTCTAAAGAAGAACAAATTCTTTGAGTACAAGTCACACCGCATTGCCCAGCGCCTGCGTGACATTAACGGCGATAGCACCGTTCTGAAGATCAAAGGCCGCGCAGTGCGGGTCTGGCAGATCCCAGCGTTTGAGATTGGGGACATAGATATAACAACCCCAGACTTTACTCCAAAACAGGAGAGTCCGTTTTGACAGACACAGTTCTTAAAAAGATGCGAAACGCAGAGATCGTCCGAATGATCGACGAACATCACATGACAAAAACCGCCGTCGCTAAATGGTTTAAAATAAGCAAACAGCGCGTGTGGCAGATTTACGAACGGGAGAAGAAAAATGTTCAGGATATTCGGCCCTCCCGGAACGGGAAAGACAACCAGACTTCTTAACATGGTTGACGACGCGCTCCAAAAGGGCGTGGCCCCAATGAACATAGCCTTCCTAGCTTTTACACGCAAAGCCGCCAACGAAGCAAAAGAACGCGCCGCGAAACGCTTTGGCTTAGATCCCAAGAAGGACCTGTTCTACTTCCGGACACTGCACAGCCTAGCTTTGACCTGTTCTGACATACGCCCCGAACAGGTAATGCAAGACGAAAACTATAGAGAACTCTCCAAAGAGATGGGAGTACAGTTAAACGTAGCACGTACCAATAACTTTGCGGACGATCTTCCAGATATGACCAAAGCAACAGACCCTATCTTGGGTTTGATTAACCTCGCCCGAATGCGCAAAGTGCCGCTTCGCCAACAGTACAACGAAACCCCAATTGAAATAGAGTGGAATATTGTAACCTACGTGGACAAGTGCCTAACCAGCTACAAAGAAAACATGGAGTTGTTCGACTTCACCGATATGCTGGAAAGTTTTCCTAAAGAGGGTCAGTATAACTGTCCTAACTTTGACCTATGCTTTGTAGATGAAGCGCAAGACCTTTCCCCATTACAGTGGGACATAGCGCACATCCTAGACGAACGATCAAAAAGAATGTACTGCGCGGGCGACGATGACCAAGCCATCTACCGCTGGGCAGGCGCAGATGTAGACCACTTTATCGGGCTGGACGGCGGGTCAGAAACCCTGTCACAGTCTTACCGCGTTCCCTTCCTAATCCACGAACTGGCAGAACGGGTCGTGTCCCGTATCGGTAAGCGCTTCCTTAAAGAATACAAACCAAAGGTCGATGAATACGGCTCAATACGCCGAATATTTAGCGTCGAAGAGATCGACATGTCAGAAGGATCGTGGCTCATCCTCGCCCAAGCCGGATACCAACTACAGCCCGTAGCCACAGAACTCCGGTCCTCCGGATACCTGTTCATAAATCGCGGCCATCGCTCCATCTCCGAAAAGATATCCGACGCCGTTAACGGTTGGGAGCAACTGCGCAAAGGCAAAGAAATCACAGGAGCCGTAGCGCGTAAAATATACAGCTACATGTCAACTAAAGACCGCGTGAAAAGAGGCTTTAAAACCCTGACCGCCGTCGAAGATACAGACTTCGTAACCCTCGAAACACTGACCGCGGCCCACGGGCTTCTGGCTACAGAAGATATGGTTTGGCACGTTGCTATGGACAGACTTCCAGAGAACGACAGAGCCTACATCATTGCAATGCTTCGACGCGGCGAACGCTTTAACGGCGAGCCACGCATAACCGTGTCAACAATTCACGGGGCAAAGGGCGGAGAGGCGGACAACGTTGTGTTGTTCACGGACCTTTCGCCCGCCGCCGAAGAACAAATGAATGTTAACCCAGACGACACGCACCGCGTATTCTATGTGGGCGTAACCCGCGCTAAACAAAGCCTGTTTATCGTGGAACCTCAAGATTTCACAAGGAGTTATGATCTATGAATTGTTGGTGGGAAGATTTAGGATTGATGCGTAGGTTGTATCGATACGATTCTAAGAGCGGTTTTATTTATGCCTGCGATAGATTGCCAGAAGATTTTTATGATACGGGTGAGGGTAGTTCTTTTGTGAGTGCGGCGGGTTCTGCGTCTAAATACAATATTGAGCGCAGTGGCAGGGCAGCTTTCAGCAGGCGTGTTAGGACAGTTAGATCGACGTGTGATTACTTAAGAGGCAGTTCTTCCTATCGCGGCATTCAAAAGAATTTGCTTGCACACCGCGTTGGATTTTTTTTGTATCACGGTCATTACCCTGTTTGGCCTAATTCCGTGGATCATATTAACCATAACGGTTGTGATAACAGGATTGTTAATTTGCGCGAGGTTACGGCTAGGGAACAGTCTATGAATACTAGGTTGAGCAAATCAAACTCATCGGGTGTTAAAGGCGTGAGTTTTTTGAAGGATCGTGGGAAGTGGCGGGCTTCTGCTAACATCAATGGCAGGAAGAAAAATCTTGGAACATTTTCTAATTTAAAGGATGCGATTGCAGCTAGGAAAGCTGCGATGATTGATGCCTAATTTATGGAGTTATGATTTATGACAGTTCTTTGGAATTATAAATGCGCTTGCGGGTACAAGTGGACATGTTGGTGGAACAAATATTCTCAAGATGCCTGTGAGAAATGCGATAAATGGGTCTATCCCGAGGAGAAAATACAATGAATTGTTGGCATTGCAAGACAGAACTTATTTGGGGCGGCGATCACGACTGTGACGTGGAAAGCTTTTCCACAGGAATAGCCGCAAACGAGGGTGAAGACGTTGAATGTATGCACGAGGATTACAGCATGGTCACTAACCTATCCTGCCCCAAGTGTAATTCGATGGTGCTAGTATATTATCCAGAAGAAAAGGTTGGTAACTTATCCGTCCAAAATGGAGACTCTGATGAAACGTGATGAAATACTGGATTTGTCAAAAGAACTGATAAACGGCCAACGCGCCAAAGACTACGGCGATGCGTTCGACAACCACAACAGAATAGCAGAGGGTTGGAACATTATTATGAAAGGCGCATTGGTAAGCCACGGCGAACTGACCCCGCAGCACGTTGTGTTGATGATGGATTGGGTGAAAACGGCGCGGCTACTTAATACTCTGGATCACGATGACTCTTGGATAGATAAAGTTGGTTATAGCGCTCTTGGGGGAGAGTTCTCACAAAAGAACGAAATGATCCAAGAGATAGAAGCAGTAAAAAGAAAGTTACAAAAATGAAGCTTAAAATAGCCAGCCCTTCGCTAAAGTCAGAGTGGGTTCCACCCGCAGAACTTCCAGACCTAACAGGCGCAACTACAATTGCTATCGACGTAGAAACCCGTGACCCAAACATCAAAACAAGCGGACCCGGCTGGGCTGTTGGAGATGGTGAAGTGGTTGGCTATGCAGTGGCTACAGCAGATTGGGCAGGCTATATTCCTACACGACACCGTGGTGGCGGAAACCTAGACGAAAAGATAGTCAACAAGTGGCTCAAGAAAGTCTTTGACTGCCCCGCCGATAAAGTAATGCACAACGCGCAATATGACGTAGGTTGGATCAAACGTATGGGGTTTGAGATAAACGGGCGGATAATCGACACAATGGTTGTTGCTTCGCTTCTGGATGAAAATAAGTTTTCCTATGCACTAAACTCACTAGCGTTTGAATATCTGGGGCTGGCAAAGAACGAAAGCCTACTCAGAGAAGCCGCCAAAGAGTTTGGTTTTGATCCAAAGGCAGACATGTGGAAAATGCCCGCCATGTACGTTGGACCCTACGCCCAGACAGATGCAGAAGTTACCCTGCAACTCTGGGACTACCTAAAGGTGGAGATCGGTAAGCAAAACCTCTGGAGTATCGTCAACCTAGAGCTAGATTTGCTCCCCTGCTTAGTCAACATGACATGGCGAGGTGTTCGCGTTGATATGGACAAAACCGAAAGAACGCGCGACGCGATCCTAAAACGGGAGAAATTAGTCCTAAAAGAGATAAAAAGCTTAGTCGGCAGAGATGTAGAGATATGGGCGGCAAATTCTATTGCAAAAGCCTTTGATGACCTGTCAATACCGTATCCAAAGACAGAAAAGGGTGCGCCCTCGTTTAAAAAGCAGTTTCTGGCAGAACACAGTGAGAAATTGCCACAATTAATCGTCCAAGCCCGCAGTTTAAACAAAACCAGCGGAACTTTCATTAATAACATCCTAAAATTCTGTCACGGCGACGGTAGAGTGCATTCGCACATCAATCAGATACGCGGAGACGATGGCGGCACAGTTTCGGGGCGTTTTTCTATGAACAACCCCAACTTACAGCAAATCCCGGCCCGCGATCCTGAGATTGGGCCACTTATACGGTCTTTGTTCCTTCCAGAAGAGGGAGAACAGTGGGCGTCAATAGATTACTCGCAACAGGAACCGCGGATCTTGGTTCACTATGCTCATGTCTACGGAAAAAGCAGGGACGTGCCACTAAGGGGCGTTGATGAGTTTGTAACCAGCTACCGCGAAGATCCGAACATGGATTTTCACACAATGGTTGCAGAAATGGCCGACATTCCTAGAAAACAAGCAAAAACCATTAACTTGGGGATGATGTATGGCATGGGCGTCGCAAAACTGGCGGATCAGCTAGATATTGAGACATCAGAGGCCAAAAGCTTGGTAAAGCAGTACCATGACCGCGTACCTTTCGTAAAAGGACTGATGACAGGCGTCACAAACCGTTTGAACAGCAAAGCAAGCGGTGGAGCGATAAGCTCAATCTTAGGTCGTAAGTGTCGGTTCAATCTTTGGGAGCCCGACTCCTTTGAAATGACAAAAGCTATGCCTTACCAAGAAGCAATCCTAGAATATGGTGAAACATGCCGTCTCAAGCGGGCTTTTACATACAAAGCGCTAAACAGACTGATCCAAGCGTCCGCCGCGGATATGACAAAGAAAGCTATGGTCGATTTGTACAAAGAAGGGTATCTTCCGATGCTTCAAGTCCATGATGAGCTTTGTATGTCCGTAAAGAGCAAAGAAGAGGCCGAAGCTATTGCCAAGATAATGGTAAATGCGGTAGTCTTAGAAATCCCTAGCAAATGCGACATTGAAGTAGGTCCAAGCTGGGGGGAAGCTGTATAGCTTTAAGCGCACTGCTCGTCCGCGCACTACTTCTAACTGCCCTTTTGTCCGGCTAGGTTTCGCACTGCGACGACAAAAGGGTTTTTTCTTGCGAGTTCCCATAAACTCCTATATACTCTTACTGATAAAGAAAAAAGGTAAACCCAATGGATACTACAAAATGGAAAAGCGTTCTTGTGCCCATTGAGGTGTATAAGGAAATTAAAGAACACTCTGTTGTTAACGGCAGAACGATAAGTGGACAACTCAGAGTTATGTTTGAAGTTTATTCAAAAAGTAAGGATAAAGCTATTGACGCATCCCATAAAATCGCGTACAAATAGCGCAGACATTCTCCAAATGTTTGATAGCACAATCGTTAAAGCCCTTAGTCACATGTCCTGACTAAGGGCTTTTTCGTGTGTAAACTATTTACTTGACATTATCCCATACCATGTTTATTCTGTATTCATTGGAACAGGAGAAAGTCTAATGTCTATGACAGCAAAAATCAAACTACGGGACGTTGATAACTTAGTTATATCGTCCACGTCTATCACATCGGAACATTACGAAGACGGCCCTGATCCAGACGAATTTCTTAAAAACGCTTGGAAGATGGCCGACCAAATGGCAAACCACCTATCCTGCGCGGACGAATGGCGTCTGACCTTAACCTTTGACTTAGATTTGCGGGAAACTTTTGAAGAAATAATGGCAAAACAGGGGAGATCGTAATGAACCAGCATTCATCAATAACCATGATAGAAGGTGCTTCGGCACAAGTTGAGATTATCGAAAGTATGCCCGAAAGGGGAGATATTAGCGGGTACTTGCATACCGTTGCCCTTGCGACATTTTATTGGGAGGAAGAACAAGAATGGCCTGATTTTATTCAGCAGGTAGCCTCAGTTGCGGATCGTATGTTTGAAGAGTTTAATAAAGAAAGCGAACAAACCGTGACACAATACATTCAGTTTAAAACGGGGGGTATTTTGTGATGCTTGATAGGGACATGGTAAAGCGGGTTCTTGGCTGGCAACATGGTAAGTTTGCAGGCGTAAAGGTCTTAACGAAAGGCGGTAATGAACGCTATGTTTTGGGCCAAGTAGACGGCACATCTTGTAACTCAGGCTTCATTTGCTGTTACTGGAACAACAGGCGCAAGCGTTTTAATTTAGGAAGCGTGTTAGCCATGATGTCTGACAATGGACATACCTTTGTGTCGGGCCACCATTTTAGCAGTGAAAAGTGGTTAGAGGTAAATGTTGAATTACTAAAAGGAGAGATGGCATAATGGCACAGATGAAATTCACATGGAAGTATATCAGATCATTAGACGAAGTAGATAGCGTAGAACTAGATGGCTATGATGTTACTGGCATTGAAGAAAACTCTTATTGGATAGCTCTGGTAGAAGACCATCCAAACCAAGTTACTGGAGAGACAGGCGGTGGCTTCTATGCTGGGGACCAGAAGGACGCTTTGGAATTACTTGGCTATTACAACCCCCATAAACGGCGTGTTGCATGAGAAGGCAATAACCATAGCCCGCGGTTCACGGATCACGGGCCTTTTTGCTTTTGGGCACAGTTAATACGCCGTTCTATGTATATAGAGATATAAATTAGAAAAAAAGTTTTTTAGTAAAAATAGGCGTAACTGGTGTAACCGTGTAACTTTAGGCAAAATATCGTTTATGTATATAGGGTTATCTGGTTACATAAGAGAAAAACAAAAATGTGGCCAAAAGGGGTTTATGTAACCTTTCTGGGGGCAAAGAGGCGGAAGTGCCTTAAAGGGCCTGAAAGTTTTTTTATTATAAAAATATATT